CTCCTCACTCTACCAATGGTAGAGTAGCCAGTACGGCGCTTTCCCAAGCGCCGTACCTATCGACCGTTAGGTCGATACGCCAGTCGTCTAATCTGGTCCGGGGAATCTGGGAAGATTTACCAGACCAATTGGATACAACGGAATCAATGACCTTGCGGTCAGGGGCTCCGACGTAGTCCCAATAAGGAATAGACGAATTGACGATTTGGTACCGAGGTCTCGCACCGATCCTGTCACGAAGAGTGGCAGACAACGCCCAACTATCTTTCGATAGCCAAGCAGTTTGATCGGTTGTGGTAAGCGAAACTTCTCGTCGCCGTATATAGCCGGACAGCACACCAACTCCAAGCCCTTCAGGGTTGAAGGTAGGAGGTGGGGCGTCGTCCACATCGTTATAGAACTTCCGCGAAACCTTACGTCGATAGTATCGGTACTGAAACCAGTACTGACTATTGACGCGAGGTCTGGTTGCTTTAAACGGCACGTGTATCCCAGCGTCATCAGACTCACTTGGTGGTATCCGGATATCCCGGACCCAGCCAAGAAGTCTTCTGAGCGTCTGGGGTAACAAAATGCCGTGAAAAGCAGACCAGCGGTTAAGCCTATTGATGAGGCTATATACATGCTGAGGAATCTCAAGTGACCGAACATACACACCTCGTACATTATGTCCGAGGAAGTAGTCATGGCCACAGGATTCTCGGAACGGACCGCTATTGAACGACTTTCCTAAGTTCACCTCGAAACCGAGTTTGTTTAGCATTTTGGTGACAAAAACGTATGCCTCACGGCGTACAATAATATCATCACCGAAAACGCAAAACTGGGTTTTTGGGCACGCTGAGGGGTAACCCATCAGCTGATAGCAGGACCGAACCGCACTCGCGAAGATGATTGTCTGTAATGGGAAGGTAAAACCGTTACCCATTGTAGAAATCATCCGCAGCTTGACAGAGGTACCGTCTGGGAGGACGGCCTCCTCGGAACGACTCGCCATGATAACCGCTTTTAAAAAGTTGTTATCTAAAGCTTGTCGGACCATGTCAAGACAGATGCTATCGCTAGCAGAGGTTAAATCGATGGTACCGAAGGTACCGTCTTTCGAACCAATCCTAGCGAGTTCTCGATTGTAGGCTGGCTGAGCATCCAGGGAAATCCCGAAATGCAGCTTGAGTCTACTCTCTATGAACGTACCAATAGCCTTTTGGACCAAAAGGTTTAAATTTGCTTCGGTACAGCATGTGCGCGAGATATCAGCGTTCTTTGGCGCGAAGAACAGTTTACCCCCTCGAACCTTAGAGAAACCGAACCTGTCGGAACGACGCTTTTCAGCGTCGGCCCACAGCCCGGTTTCAGCTAAGGCGGCCCTGTAGAGAGTAATCAGCCAGTCATTGGTGTAGGACATCTTCCCCTCGAATAATTTCGAGACGAAAGTAGTCGAATCGGCAAGTTGTGCCGCACCTGGTCCTGGCAACATACCCTCACGGATAGACTCCAAATCAAAGGCCCCGTGGGATTCGGACGGACCAAGGGCTGCGTTCAGGTTACTCTTGAAGTAATCCCAGAAGCAGCTCTCGATCTCGTTTTCTGCGCCAAACCTATAGGTCTCAGGCGTTCGTTCATTGATCGCTAAGAATTTTTCTAAAGCGGCCAAGTCGGCGGAACCTGAATTTCCAGTAGGACACAACTTCTTATAGAAGCTGTGGGCGAGGGAGTGGCGAGCAGCATCCAGGCTGTCCATATCAGATGATAGAGGACGGTCAGGACCATAATGCCAATCCAAATCCGAGAGAAGGTCCGAGTAAAGACTCGCGTAATCACGCATTGTGTTGCCTCGAAGAGTTTAGAGATCTTGAAGTTAAACTCCAAGAGTGACGGTTAGATCGTACCCGTCACAACTGAATCACCGATCGCACTGGAGATCTGCGTAAGCAGGCCAATGTGTGCGGAAATTGCAGCTCTCAGACTCAGCGGGTCGGCGAGATCGGAACCAGCCGGAATGTCGAGCTCAGTTTTGAGCACGGCAGTCTTTTGGGACTGACCAGCCAACGGCAGCACTCCTTTCCGGGTAATGACCTTATAGGTATTACTCGGAACATTGCGCAGTACGCCCGTTACCGGATTCACGGGAGCCAGACTCTTAAGGGTCTTGGGCCGGAACATAGAGAGAGTAAAGGGAGCAGCGACCGAGTGCGCAAGCACACCGGTTTGCGTGCCTCCAAGCGCGCTGACGTAATACTGCTTACCGTTGTTGTCAGGATTTGAATCCTGCGCAATCGTGTAAGTCGGCGACGTCAGACCCGTTTGGGTAGCCCCAGTGATAGGGGTAGAGGGTGCAAAAGCCATATTGGGCTAACTTTCAGTTGAAGGTTAAAGGTTTCCTGCGTTGCAAAAGTACCGCTGCCATGTTGGCTAGCTTCCGTGCGTTGTCAGCATAGCTGAAAACGACCGGCGGCATGCCTAATGAAGGCGGTATAGAGCGCGTCAGGTTGGTTCTCCGAGAAACGTGTCCTCCCATAGACCCTGAGCCGCTTCCTTTCCAACCGTACGTAAGCAATCTTGTTGCAGTAGCGGTAGAATCGACGACGTTAATTGATCTGCGAACTGAACTTTGACGAACAGTTTTACAGATCCATGTCACGCCGGCGGTGCTAGTCACTCCTGCTTCAATGATGTCTTGCACGTTGATAAAGTAATCGGCAAGCCAGGACCACGGAAGCACTTCCCACAACGTAGGTATAAAGTTACTTGGCGTGAAGCCGAGCAACTGTAAAAGCCTACCGTTGGATGTCGTGTTAACGACCCGGGAAGCGTCAAGTCCACACACATATCTAACTGTATTTTCGGTTTCATTTACGGCTGTACTTCGATAAACGAAGTATGATGTCGCACCTGTTCCGAAAGACAGATCGGTGCTAGTAGTGGACGTTGATGACGATACCTTGCCTGATCCGACAGCTTTAGCGCGGGAATTTGCATCCCCGTTAGCTTCAGCATGATGTCGGGCAAGTGCTTCAGCGATAGCCCTTGTATCGGAAATTAAGGGTATCAATCCGAAGCCATACTCCAAATAGGAATCCGCTATAATTTTGTCCAGATCCTTACGCTTCTTTTGTCTACTACCCCTCAGGCGTCGCGCGGAAGATTCCACGCGATTCAAATAGCCATTGGTTAAGTTGACGAGGGAAGTGAAAGGGTGTCGGAACATACGTATAGTGGACCCTAACTCACCAACTACGGTCATACCGTTAAGGTGAGATTGCTCAGAGCGGATCTTGGAGTATATCTGCTTGAGCGCTGCCGCCTCAGCTGGGGAGGTAGACATGGAGATATGAGTCGGATAGGACACGTTAGAAACATGCCCCGTAAAACCCATAGTCACGCTTAACCCACCAGCTACCGGGTCGCGAAACGCCGCAGTGGCGTCTCCCGGTGTGACTCCTTCAATCGTAGCTGCACTGATAACGAAAGGGCCTGTGGCATTTTGCCCAGCGGCGATCTTTGATTGCCAGTTTTGAACCTTCTGTCCCGTCCTTACGGCGGCGTTGTTGGTAGTCGAGGAAGTACTAGAGAACGGTTGCCCGTTCCACGTAAAAACTCGATCCCAACGCACCGTCTCAGGTGTCGTGATAGTAGGCATAAGCTCGTCCTGTTGGAGTTAAAACGACAGCGAGGTTTCCCCCACTATCCCGGAGGGAGATGCGCAAGCTCACGCAAGATTTCTACGGCTGACTGCAGGTCTCGTGTCGAGACTTGAGTCAGATCCTCACTCTCTATGAGAGGTCCCATGCCATGCTTTCGCATGACAATCTTCTGTAAAGCCCTGAGGCTATACATAAGAATAATACGATCCGAACCTTGTGGGTCCGGCGTATGGGGAATAGAAGCTTGAGTAGCCATAGCAGCTCCTTCTAGGGTAGTGGAGGG